TCACTGAACTCAGGACTTCCCACCCCAGTGTATTTCTCGACGCGGATTATGAGGTTCTTGATGACGCAAAAACCGGAGACTCTGATGTGGAACAATCTTCGGTCGAAGATGCCAAAGAGTTGGAACACCACGCGGATTGAGAATCGCTTCGGTGGTGGGATTCCCGACGTTCACGTATGCGCGGAAGGGTTGCCTTTTTGGATAGAGCTCAAAGTTACGAAAACTAACCGCGTAAATGTATCAGCACATCAAGTTGCGTGGAATTTCGCTTATTCCCAGTCGGGGGGCGTGAGTTTCTTCCTTGTCGCGGCCCTCTTGACCTCGAACCTATATTTGTTTGACGGGGTCCATGGTCGGGGGTTAGCGGAACACGGACTGAAGTCGGGTCGGTCGGGGTCGGTCGGGTCGGGGACCGTGGTTCCTTGCCTCTGGTCGGGGCCGGTCGGGTCGGGGCTGCTGGTCGGGATGCTCGATATCGTTCGAGATCGCATTGCGACGGGTCTTGAGGAAAAATAATACCCTGGCCGGATTTCTCCGACCAGGGTACGGCGGCCGGGTGCACCCGACCACCAGCGGCGCCATTATGTGTCAACAACCGGCGCCGTAATCTCGGACAACGAATCCGCTAGTGTCATTCTTAGCCTTTGAACCTTTCGGATCCAGTCCCACGATAACGGGTGAAGGATCCAGATGGCGCAAATCATGCTCCGTTCCGTCAATCACGCGATGACCCATGAACGTTGCCGGCTGGCCATCGCCAAACACCACCGCAACATTTTTGCGATTCGCTAAAACGTGAATCGCTTGATCCATGTTTGTCTCGGAAAGGCTAAAAGTCAGATGGTAATTGCTCGGCCGGTTGGGATTTAAGATCCGCTTCATGCTTTTTGTGTAGTCGACGAATTGAACGTTGGGAAACTGTTCCGGCAACGTCTGTCCGTTATAGCCTTTGATATACTCAAACGCGATATCAGTAGAACCGTTAGGCCTTATCGCCAGCTCTTTATTCTCGCGGTCCGCTTTTCGGACCATAGCGCGAACGTGATCGGACATTTCCGCCATGAATTCGCGGCGCTCGTTCATGAAAAATTGAGACTTGGCAACCCGACTCTCACGCGTGCGGTTTGTTCCGTTTTCTAGATCGGAAACGATTGCCGCTTGTCCGCTGTACATTCCCAGGCATAAGGCGCGACAACCCGCGCTAGAGTCTGGGCATAAATTGCCAGCGCCGCCGGTACTGTGTGGCGCCATGTAGTTGATTGCGTTTAGCCAGCCGTACTTGTCGGCCTTGATTGCTTTCGCGCTATCGGTAGAAAAGAATTTTGTGAATCTAGGCATTGCGAAATCTCCAATGTGTGGTTGTTGACATGGTAAATCTACCACGAATTTCCAATATATGTCAACAGGTCGGGTCGGGTTTATTTTCAGTCGATCGGGACCAGGTCGGGTCGGGTCGGGACCAGGTCGGGTCGGGTTTAAATAAAAAAAACCCCGGCCAGGGTGCGGCGGCCGGGGTGGTAGGTGGTGGGAGTCCGGCGACGATACGGCCGCCGAGCTCCCGCGTCAATCGTTAGAGAAAGGTGCCGCAATCGGCACACACGCCCCGCCCCGTATCGGTATGGCCGATCCTTTTGCATTCTTTGATCGCTTGGACCTCTTGCAAATGTAAAACATAACCGATCGGGCATTCATGCTCGCCCCAATCCATTCCCGCCATTTCATCAAGACGCTTGCAAATTAAGTCTGCCTCGTTGTCCGTGAAAACTCTCGCGCATACGCCGTGCTCGTCGCGTTTCCCATAATCAATGACCTCGTGCGGATCATCATCGAAGTGAAATTCCTTGCCTGCGTCCACGAGTTTTTCGATCCATGCCTTGGCTTGTTCTGTATTTTCAAGATTCCGATTAAACATCTGCGAATTCCTTTTGGTTGTTGACACAACGGACTCTAAATTCGTCTGCGGAATATTCTAAACCAGACGCTTCGGCGTCATCTATGCATTCCCTTATGGCCTCGTCTGCGCTGATTTTTGTCTGGTAATAGGATGGGGACTCATTGCCTTCCGCGTCCCAATCCGTCCAGCAATTAATCCAACCATCGCAAAGCGTATACGTTTGAACCTCAAATAGATCTTCCATTGTCTGTCCTTTTGGTTGTTGACAGGCATCATTATACATGGGATAACGTGGAGGTCAACAACCAACGGAGAAAATTATGCCTTTTAACTATCACACGGACGCCGGCCACGGGTGGCTCGAAGTTTCGCTTTCGGAATGCCTCGCCAATGGTCTCACGCCAGAAGACTTCTCGCGGTTTTCATATCGCAGTGAGGAAACGCTATTTTTAGAGGAAGATTGTGATTTGCCTTTGTTCGCTAAGGCCTATCAAAAATTGCACGGCCAACCAATAGAAACTACGGATCTGCATGACTCGACGGGCGAACACTTTATCCGAAGCTTGGCAAGTTTGGAGTCAATGTCATGAGTGTCTACAAAGTGTTTACCCGTACATGGTGGATTGAGAACGAAGCTTGGCCGGATGGATTGGAACCGTGCGCGGGTAAACAGCGCACGATTGCGCGGAACATTGCCAGCGAGGGCGAAGCACGCGACATAGCGCAAAAATGGAACGCGGAACATGCCGCCGGCCGCTATTCCCGAAAAGCTGAATACACTAGCGCGTAGTCGGGCAACCTTTCTCTCAAACTTCGGGCGACCTTCGGGTCGCCCTTTTTTGTGCCCGGTCGGGTCGGGTCGGGTCGGGTCGGGTCGGGTCGGGTCGCTGTACTAGGTGCCGGCCGCCGCCGCTCCGGGTAGTCGTATCAGGATAATATAGGCCGCTGCCTGATCGCTGCCCGGCCGCTGCCTGATCGCTGCCCGGCCGCCCGAAAATTGATTTTGATCAAACTCATTTAATCGTTTGACGTATCATGGGAATGCGTGGTAACGTTCTGACGTTACCGCGAAACAAACAAACCAGAAAGAGAGAAAGACAATGAAACATTTTACCTTAAACAATGGCACCACCATCCGCAGCGAAAAACAAGCCGCAGCGGAATTCCTTAGCGTTCACGCCACTCATGACGAAATCAAGTCTGATCTAGCGGAGCTCAAAACTGTTATTAAAGACAACGCCGCATTTGCATGGTTTCGTCATGGCATCGCGTTAAAGCTTCAAAAGACTTCAAGTTTCGACAAGATTGGCGCAATTCGTTTACTGCGTGAGCTTGGCGCAAATGAGAAGCAAATTGCCAAGCTTACAAAACTTGGCACTACGCAACGTGTATCCTTAGCAAAGTAATTAACCGGTCGTGGCCATGGTGGCCACGACCCATACTTAGAAAGAGAGAAAAACAATGCGATACGAAATTAAAACCAAATGCGTCGAATGCGATGGACAAGGAAAACGCCAGCACCGGACCGCAGTTGATAAATTCAGAAACACCAACTGTTACGAATGCAATAGCACGGGCTTTGTCATTATATACGAAACCCATGACAGCGAAGCTGACGCATTGGCCGATTATCCTCACAGCCTAGTCCGCCCGGTTTTAAGTCCAATGCTTAAAGGATTGCAAGAATTGTTCGACAAGCTTGCTAGGGGAGTATGAGAAATGAAACCCACACGCAAACAAGTAGAAGCTCTTTATTCGATATATCATCGTGACTGGCACAACTATCAGGACAAGCCCGTGAGTTACTTGCAGTTCCGACGCGAAGCGACACGTCCCATAAGCTTCATGGATGGATGTATCATGGTGCAATTCTGCGGGATGACGTTAGGTATAGAACGGGACGGATACGCTCACAGCTGATCGGGCTTAGGTACTTAGGCCGCAGGTCGATCGACCTGCGGCCGCCTGCCGATCGGGCGGGCACGTCGGGCGGGCCGCCCTCCGAGCGGAGCGAGGCGTAGTATAGTGTTTCGGATCTATAATTACTCCTAATTATCATTGGACCCTGGTCCTCCCACCATTTCCCAGACCCCCCACCTTTGTTTTGAATGAAAGTTGGTCACAATTTTTTGCAATTGTAATTTCATTTGGTATCGAGCAGGTACATTGGACCGAGTTGGAGGATTTTGTATTCTTTGTCGCATGATACGCAGGAGGCTGTATTGTCTGGAAAGAGGAAGAACCGTACTTCGCCGCATTCTTTGCATTCGACTGGGGGAGGTCCTTCGGAGTCGTCGTACATCTTTATGACATCTACCATGGTTGTGTTCCTTTCCTCGTTTCAATGTTACTTTATGGGTATTAGCATGGGAGATATAGATGTTAAGTGCGCCGGACGATGTTCTCCGTGAGGTTCTTGCTTTGGAGCAGGCTAAGAAGACGCTTTCTGTGCGGGAGCGTGCTCAGGATGACTTCATGGTTTTTGCGAAGCATGTGTATGAGGGTTTCATTGAGGGTTCTCATCACAAGCAGGTAGCGAAGAAGTTTGAGAAGTTGGCCAAGAACCCTGGTTCACGGATCATTGTCAACATGCCGCCTCGTCATACTAAGAGTGAGTTTGCGAGTTATTTATTGCCGGCGTGGTTAATAGGCAAGAATCCGAAGTTAAAGATTATTCAGACGACTCATACGGCGGAGT